CGAGTGGAGAAGTCCCAATGCGCCTTCGCCCAGGCTGCGATCTGCTCTTGGCTCCGCTCGCAGTTTATCAGTATATGGCTTGGTTGCCAAGTGTCACGGAGGCGGCGCATGTACCTAGCCATAGTCCCGAAGAGCATAATGGTGGGCTGGTAGAAGGCGGCGATGGTCTGCCCGGCCTTAACTTCATTGGTGCCAATCTTGTCAGCCTTCTTCACCCACTGAGACTTGAGGAAGATCTGCATCTTGTTCGCGCCGAAGTCGGGGCTCTGTCGAAGCATGCCATTACGTAGCTGCTGATGTGACTTGGCGAGGTACGTCTTTTGCACCTCGTCAGCGCAGGCCCACCAGAGGTCGGGGTCAAATCGCAGTGGGTCCGTTGGGACGTTCATGGCGCGCCGGTAAGCGAGCCAGAGCACGTCGCCGAGCGGGCGCTTAGTCTTGAACTCCGCCCAGTTGTCCTTGACCGTTGATGTGCGCAGGCGCTTGTCGATCGTGGCCCAGAACAGAGTCTCGTCTTTGGCCTGTTGGTGCTGGAAGGCCTGGATGTAGGGGTCCTCCGTTTGGATGCAGTTGGAGTGCCCAGTGGTGGGGGAGAAGATCTCCCTGTCGTGTTTCTCCGCCAGAGGCTCAACCAGACGCTCCACGAGTTCGACAGGGTTGGAGACCGGGAGGTGCGTTGGAGGCGGTGCCGGTTCGGCAGATGCCTCCTCGGTGGCGTCGGGCTCAACGACAGGCAACTCCTTGTGCATGGCCAGAATAGCCTTCAGGTAGGGCGTGGCTTCGATCTTGTCGAAGAACGTGCGCTCATTAGGCATGGTGTTGCAGAGCACGATCTCAGTGGTGGCCCGGGAGAGGGCGGTATACATGACCTGCCGCGTGCAGAAAGCGGTGTCGCTGTCCAAAATGATTTGCACGCGGCCGGCAGTGATCCCTTGGCAACCCGCGTATGTGCTGCTCTTGTGCCCGAGCGAGCTGTAATTGCGCATCTTGAGTTGCGAAGGTACGAGGTTGTGGTAGCCCTCGCGGATGTGGCGTGAGTAAGATACTCTGAAGGGGCTGTGGAGTTCAGAGTACACGCCGAGGGCGTTGGCGAGTTTAGTCGGGTTGCGGTGCGTGGCGTTGATGTAATACCGACAGTATCTCGCGAAGACGGCGGAGGAGGGCGTAAGGCTGTTGATCTCGTTGCCCTCGGAGCTCTCGTGGTGCTCGGCCTGGTTTGGGTCACCGGTGAGAACCAGCAGCTCGAGCGAT